TTTATCTGATGGCGCGGCAACAATCGACAACCATGTAATCACAGTTACAGGGGGTGGGGCTGGTACTAGCATTACGGGTCAATATGTTACTACGTTGACCGTGGATTGATGAACTATGCGCAAACTGTTATTTGTATTTTTGTTTTATGCAGTACCTAGTCATGCGCAGCCAGTTACGCCTTCCTTTTCTACAGGCACAATGTCTAGTACCACTAATACCACAACTTCTGTTTCAGAAACTGTGGTTTCGACAGATTATTTCGGCAATTCATATGAATATTCAGTTACAGGATCAGGCATTAAAACAAACGGCGCGGTGGCTCCTGATACAACAAATGTTGATACAACTATCAATGGTCAAAAATACACATATACAGGACTAGACCTATCGAAAGACAGCAAGCCAATATTTACACTAGCAGACCCGAAAAGTGGCGCTTCATTTCAGTATTCAGAAACTTATCGAGGTGGCGGGGGCGTTTCAAACATCACAACAATTACAAGGGAAATAGAATCAGAATCAGTAATTACATCGCACTCTGTCTTCTCTCAATAGCTATAACACCTCTAGAAGCGCTTGCAAACGCCGTTAGTCAGTCTAATAATGGCTCAGTAACCAATATGGCAATTCAATCGCTAACGGGCAATATGACCACCAATCAGTTCGGGGGTAATATAGTGTGTCAGGGTGCTACCCTCACATTCTCGCCATTTGTTACTTTTGGGGCAAATTACCGCAAGCCTTTCAATCACGTTTACTATACGCCAGTTTATGACCCGACAGATTTAATTGGTGATTTTGATGATGACGGCAACCCTATCGGTGACGGGGTTCCAGACAATGCGGGAGATATTCTTTATTATCAAGAAAATTATTCAGGAACAAATAAAGACTCTTATGCTTTAAATTCTGGCTTTAGTTTAAATTTCACAGTTCCGCTTGATAAAAAATTTCAAAATGAATGTATGAACGCGGCAACAACTCAAGTGAAAATTCAAAAACAAGTTTTACGTAATAAAGAATTAGATTGGGCTATCGCGCGTATTAAAGAATGTGGAAAATTGAAACAGGAGGGTATCTTGATAGCAAAAAAATCTGAGTTCTACAATTTATGCTCCGATATTTATATCGACAAAAAACCTAATCAAGTCATTCCGCATACACACGATTTAAGATAAGGGGCTGATTACTCAGCCCAAGGGTCATTTGTTACTTCTCCAACTTGAGTTGTTACACCTTTTTGACCTTGAAACTTGTTTAAAACCTTTTGCATTAAGTCAGGTCTGCCGCACCATTTTTGTTCTGTTCTTGTGTGATTAGTAGTAATTCCATTGCAGTTTGTAACTTGAAACTTTGTAATCACTTCAACTACATGAGTGTAAGTTCTTGCGGTTGTCCTTGTTGTTTCTGTTCCGTCTGTGAATGTTGCGGTTAGTGTTCTTGTTTTAGCCATTTTGGTTTCATTGGTTTGTTACACTTTAATTATAATAGAATTAAATTAGATTGTCAACTATCTTTTTTAGGTTTCTTTTTTTTTGTAATTAATTTTTTGATTATCGGCTTTATGGCATTGAGAATTATGGGCGAGGATGCCGCCACGAATCCAATCAAAGCAGTCGAAATTATTGTTGATATTTCTGGGATATATTGTTCTTGAAATTTTACTGGTTCCCATATAATGTTACATTCTCCATCGACAAGTTCAAACGCTTTTACCTTCTCTAATTTCTTAGAATTGGCATATGAGCCAACGCGCAAGGGTTGTTTTGGGTCAGGGCAAGGAGGAATTGTGACAATTTCTTTATCTTCAGTTTTTGGGATCTCTGGTTGTTTGAAAGGAGGGGGTTCAGGAATATTATTAGCGGGTGGTTTTTGTTCTACAAATTCAAGTTTGTTTGGATTGTATTCCATAGGTGTATAAGACGGCATTTCACCATTTGAACCGCATAAAAAAAAAGCGCCATTTGGGTCATCCTCTATTATCTGTGTATTTTTAACAGAACTATCACGATGCGTTTTTATACAGCCAAGAATATTAATTGTCGGCGTGGCTATATTTAAGGAATTAGACGAAGGGACATAATAATTTGTACTAATTGTTGAAATACTAGGAATTTCAATTTTCGGTATCTTTATCATCTACATTACCAATAGAAATAGACCAGCCATCTTCGCCAAATTTACCAGTTTGAACAATTTTTGGTTTTTTTACTTTTTTGTCTAATTGTTGATGATATTTTTTTACTTCACTTTCAAGTTGCAAATCTAATCTTTTCATTCGCAACCAATGAACAAATTTGTCTACATAATATTTTATTAATTTTTTAAAAAATCCAAATACCATAAAATTATGGCTTGATAAATTCAGGAATTGATTTGCCTGTTGTTTTTGGAATTTGTTTATCTAATATTTTTGGCATCATCTGTTGGACGTTTGCCAATACTTCATTCATCATGCGATTTTTAAATTGTTCGGAACTAAGATATTTGTATCCAAAGTAAGTTCCGCCTAACATTGAAATCGAAATTACAAAACTAAAAATTGACAATACTTGAGAAATTTTTGCCATGACATTTAAATTACCTCATAGGAATATATTTTATGGGATCTTTTCTGTAATAGCCTCTAGGAATACAAGGCTTTTTTATGCTGCATTTTTTAGGCTTTTTAAGTATACGGCACCCAATTACACCGCCACTACCTTTGCATCTTGATTTTTTAGGTCTATTTACACCAGCCTCAGTGATTGTTGGGAATAATAACCCAATTAAAAGAAATGTTGAAAATAATTTTTTCATTAAGTAGCAATAAAACCGAAAGTTCTAAGTACAGCTAAAGCACTTTCTAATTTTGATTCTAGTTCAATACAAAATTCTAACAATTCAGCATTTGTTGGACTTGATGCGTTTGAAATAGTAATAGAACCGTCTGCAGTCGGCAATGTTCCTGAACTTGCTGATGCAGTAATGTTTGCGATTGCACTTTGCTGGACTACAGGTGTTGAATTAAAAAATGCTAATTTTTGTGAAGTAGCAGTTCCAAATTTTGTTCCTGTAGTTGTATTAAAGACGAAATTTACTGTATCTGCAAGGGTTATTGCGTCTGCATCTATGGATATTTGTGTTGTTAAAGTCCCACCATCCATAACTGCTAAATTTATCTGCCCATCTTCTGTACCGTCACTTGCATCAATAATCTTTGTTTCGATCATTGCATAAACTACTTCTTCAGGTGTTCCTGCATCATTTTTTCCTTGAAATGAAATTGATGACAATAAATCGTCATCTTGACCAGCACCATCACTTCCCCTTCTATGAAACAAAAGAATATCTGCACTACTGGCAGCGGAATCAAGGCTACTTTCTATACAAAAACCTGATGTAGTATCAGCAGTTGATAAATGCAAAGGAAATGTTGGATCTGCTTCATGTATTCCAACAAATTCACTTTTTAATCTTATTCTTGATGCTAACGTACCAGCAGCAGTTGACATTAAATCTAAAATGCCATCTTCGGAAGTATTTGTAGCATCTGCTATCTGAGCAACAATACTTGCATATTCGACAGCTTCATCATTATCATCTTTTCCCCTAAATAATAAATTACCTAAATTATCATTATCTGCTGGTGAAGCTGAATTTCTAAACAAAACAAGGTCGGGTGCAGTATCTGTTCCAGCGTCTGTGTTTTCAATTATCATCTGATCAGTTGTGTCTGTACTGAACAGATGTAATTGTGCTGCAATAGTTCCAGCCCCTAATTTAAGACCAGCAGCAGCGAAAGATGCTATCTGTGTCTGATCGCATGATATACCGATTTCATCATCAGTAACCCTAAATAAACCACTTGTACCAGTATCATCAATAAACCCAACACTAGGGGCTGAAGCACTACCATTTGGGATGCCTCTTAATATAGTTGTTAACTGTATTTTTTTGTTTTTGTTAGCATTGGCAGATTCGCTTACATCTATTATAGGAAAAACATCAGTTGCTACTGGTGTGGTTAATTCAGTAAGTGCTGTGATCTTCCTATCAGCCATTTATTTTTCAGTTGTTGACTCTATCTTACCTTCTAATTTGTCTAATAACTCCTTTAATTTTTTTAATGAACCCTGATTCTCCAAGATAGGTTGCGTTGCATTATTAATTTGTGTTTGCTTTTCATTTATAGCGGTGTTTGCTTGTTCTTTTATTTCTTTAATTTCCTGCTGTAGCAAAGATACTTTTTTAATATCTATACCTAGTTGTTCTTCTAATTTCTTAATTTCACCTTTAATAAGGTCGTTTGGATTTGGCATAATTTTTTTTGTATTTTTACAATTATAACTCTTATTTTAAGAACCTTCCAATGCTGTTACTTTTGCCGATAATTCTTGAAGTGCTTTTATTATTGGTGCAATAAATTCTATATATCTCAGTCCATAAAGTGGTGTTTCTAAATCTACCCCATCTTCATCTTTTTCATCTTTACAAAATCCCCCAAAACCCGTTGCTGGTTTGCTTATAGCACCAAGAACCGTTTCTATTTCTTGTGCAATCAATCCGTAGTGCGTTCTTGTTTTGCCATTAAATTTATAAGAAACAGGATTTAATCTATTGATAAAGTCTAAACCCAAATCACTTGTTGCTATGGTGTTTTTTAAATTTTGGTCTGAAGTACTGATAGTACCATTTGTAGCAAAGATATTATCAAATTTAAAATTTGAGGAACCTAGATCAAGATCATCATGTATTAATGGGCCAAATTGACCAGTAGTTAATCGAAATCGACCTGCACCACCTATAGAAACACCAATTTGGTTAGATGAATGTCTATAAAATCCCATATTATTGCTATTTGTGAATGAATATGATGGGTCTGCTGTCGATCCGTTTGGCGCAAGAATTTGTCCACTATAACTTAAACCACCATTTTGTGTAACATTACCAGATGTATCAACCTTCCATTTCGTAGCATTACTTCCACTTATATTATTTTGAAAATTTAAAGTATTAGTACTAGCTACTGATACTAATTTCCATCTATCACCATTATCGTCACCCTGATCTGCTACTAATTGAACCGCAGCGTCAGAACCTTCAAAACCTGTAACTTGTACTATCGCCTCACCACTTGGATCTGTAACATTTATCCCTGCACTAGACAAGGAAAGAACATCACTTGAACCCCTTTGTAGTATTAGCTCACCACCACCATTATCATTAATTATCGAATTAAAGCCAGTATGTCTAATAGTTAGATCATTTGAATCTCCCAGTCGAATTTCTTTACTGTCAGGTAGTGATAAATGTCCTGTTTGGGTTACATCACCATCTGTAGAAATAAGCCATTTATTGACATTACTTCCACTTACATTATTTTGTAATCTAAAAGTATTATCATTTTGTGCTGATACCAATTTCCATATATCGCCATTATCATCACCTTCATCCGCAGTTAATGTAAGTGCAGCATCAGAACCTTCAAAACCTTTAACATCAACAATAGCCTGTCCATTAGCATCACTAATAACAATTCCATCAGAACTAAAGGAAATAACTGTACTCCCAGACCTTTGAATAAGCAGACCCCCTGTGCCAGCATCATTAATTATAGAATTATTGCCATCATGATAAATTTCCAAATCTCCTGAATTACCAAATCTTGCTTTTGCATTATCAGCAAACTCAAGTGCATTATCTGATTTATCAAAGACTATATTTGCTGATGCGCCCGTAAAGGTTACGTCACCATCATGTGTGGCTCCGTCATCAGTAACCGTTCCAATAATATTTATTCCCGAAGCACTTATATTTAATCTTGTTGTACCAGCTATAGATACATCAAAGTTATTTGCACCAGAACTGAAAATACCTGTATTTAATTCATCCCTAAATCCAAGAGCAACAGCACTTGCAGATCCATCTTCAAGCGTTAACGTACCATCTAATTGTAATAACTCAACCCAAGCATCATTTGAACTATTTCTTATCTTTAAAATGCCAGTATTAGTATCAGCCCAGAACATATAGCTCGCAGTACTTGAGGGAGCAGATGCACTACTGTTATTTGTCAGTATTGCCTGTAATGCGTTGTTTAAATCCGCCCTGAAGCTGGCTCCTGAAGCATTTGCTAAATTATAGTCATGTGTTGCCATAAGTCAGTTTTGAATAAATTTAAGCACCTTCGGCACCAAAGCCATTTGCATGATAAGCAAAAGCGCGGTCAATAGCTGCATTTGAACTATTGAAAAAAGTAATGGAAAAGCCTGTACGACTTTGACTACTAATTACATAATAGTCGCCTGTAGCCATATTACTTGCAGTAATGCCTAAATTTGGTGTTTGATAAAAGGCTTTATCAAAAGTTATCACTTTTGGATTACTTCCGCCACTTGTAGTTGCAACACTTTCTGTTCTGTTTTGAAATAAAATCTCATAACCTAATTCATCAACTAAAGGGGTTTGATCTGAAAAATTAGAACTTAATTCAACTTTAAATTGAAAAACTCTTCCTGTGAACCTGCCGTTCTCCATAGGAATAAAATCATCATAAGTTTGTGTATCCTCCTGACTAAACTTATTACCATCTTCTAATAATATAAATTCAGCATTTTCATCTTCTATCTCGTCATCAGTTGGCGCATCATTACTTTTTCTAAAAAATATTTGTGCATTTGTTTCATCTGGTACAAGCCCATCAAAATCACTCCATGTATCTATATTTGTAAAATGCAAATCAATAGTGTTGTTAGGATATAAACCTCTTGTTTTTAAAATTCTTTTAAACTCAACTGTAAAAATTCCACCTAAATCTAGTTTATCTTTAAAAAAATATTCACCAGAACTTAAAAGCTCACCACCAAAATCTAAACTTCCTAAATATCCCTGTTCAAAATCTGACTTGTCATCTACTAAATCATCATTATTTAATACCAAAGCATCAAAATCTGACGAATAAAAAACATCATTTTGCTGTCCTTGAAAAACTGGCGAATCCTGATCCTCTCTTCTAGTTTGCACTAGCAACTTAGGTTGTTCATCTGGGATGTTAATAATATGACTTAAAGGTGATGGTGATTTTTGACCCTCCAAATCTTTAAACTTAACCATATATGTTCCATTTACCAAAGGTAAAATTACATAATCAGTTGTAGCTGTAACCTCTCTCAAAAATGTTGAATCAGGCCATACAGCAGTTCCATCTACTGAAGATGAATGTCTAATAATTGCCTTCAATTCACTAGGATTACCTTCATAGTCAGAAGGTATCCTCCATTTTAAAATTACTTCATTTTGTGTTGTTACCTGTATGCTCATTTTTAAGGTAAAGGAATTGGAACATCTGCTAAATCTGTTGGTACTGTAAAAAGGTTTGCTTGAGCATAATTTGATTTTTTTGTTTTATTAGCATCAATACTTTCTGATCTAACTTCAAATAGTACTTCTGTTCCCACTTCCAGATTATCAAGTTCGAATATTGTTTGTTCAATATTTTTTACTGTGCCTTTATTTCCACCAGCTTGAAATCTTACAGTAAAAGTAATGTTTGGACCATTTAAACCTCTCGACCATGAAAATCTTACTCTGTTTGATGATTGGTTTTGTTGTTGTAACCTTGTGCTTGTAACTTCTAAATTTGTTGGCTTTGTTGGTTTATTACTAAAAGCCGTTACATCTTGATATTCTAATGTAGCTGTATCTTCTGTATTATCTGCAACTTTATAAATTGAATCGTTAAATTCCAACCCTGTAATAGTATAGGTGCTGTCATTATTGTCTTTAATATCAATACATCTAAATTTTTGATTTAAAACTGCGTTATTTGTTTTGTTTTCTAGTGTGTAAACAGCACCAGCTACAGGTGCAGAAGAAAAGGCATTTTGTACAGTAATGCGACCAGAAGTATTGATGCCACTTATTTTTTGTGTTTCTACAGTACCATCAGACAAAGTTACGCTTATTTCAAAACTATTTTCACTACCACCAACATAACTATCAAAATTTTTATCTGGCGTAAATTGGCTTGCTGAATCTACACTTAAAATCCTTCCAGATAATCTAATACCTGCCCTCATTTCATCTGCAATGGCAAACACCTGACTTGGTAAAACTGAAAGACCATCTAGTCCTGTCGAAAAAGTTACAACATGACCATCTAATTTTTCAGAATTTAAAACCCATTGCCCCATTCTTTGAGCCTGATATTTTGAAGAACAACCAAAAGCTACAATTTGTTTTATGTTATAACCATATTTTTCAATTAAGTCATAATCTTCCACTACAACTACATTTGGTTTATAAAAATTATCAGGGTCGTTGTAACTTACTTGTATTGAAGTTGATCTTGTTTTTAAAGATGAACCAGAATAAGAAAAAGCTCCTCCAATAACATTTGCATTTGTATAAAGATGTACAGGATCAATGTCAGGTGCCTGTTCTCCACCTAAATTGCCATGATCTGCAACTAAATTTATAGTATTAGATCCCCAATAAGTTATGCCTCTAAAAATACTTGCTAAATTTTGCAGCACTTTATATGCGTCAGCCTGATTGCCTATTACTGTATTTATTGCAAATCTAGGTTCTTTGCCATCTGGTGTGTCTACTAATTCATTTGAATATCTAGAAAGTTGGTATAAATCAATCCAGTTAAGGTTTGCTGTATCTATAAAATCCCCACATCCATAGCGTTTATTAGTAAGTAAATCGTAAAAAATACAAACAGGGCAGGTTGTGAAAAATTTGCCTTTTTTTAATTTGCCATCAAAAGTATTAATAAATTCAAGACGGCCATCCTCTTGAACACTTGCATTAGATGGGATTTTAACTTTTATTCCTTTCACCAAATATGACCTTGTAGGCAAGCTAGAAAAAGTTTCTGTTGATAATGACAAAGCAACACAAGCGGTATATGGATAAGCTGTTCTTATTTCTTGTCTTTCTATTAAAGATGTAAAAATTACTCTGTTTGCTCTGGTATTAGATAAAGGTGTTTTTTTGTTAATTGTCTCAAACAAATTAAATCTAACTTCATAATCTTCTTCTTTAGCTGTAATTTTTTTTACTTTTACAAGAAAAGGTGGTTTAAAACTACCGCCAATACCATCTTTTTTTAGTTGGTTTAAATTAATAATTTTACTTTTTACTTGATAATTAGATGTAGAAATTCCTTTTACGTTTAAAGTTTGCACTGATATGTAATTTGAATTTCTTGCTTTTACAAGTATTTCAATTTTAACTCTTGCATTAAATAATTGACCTCTTGCAATACCTTCCATACCTGTGCAAAATAATGCGGGTACGGTAAATATTAATTGAATTGAATCTGTATCAGGGTCACTAATTTGTTGTATAAACTGTCCTTTACCATAATCTCTTTGTCTCACTAAATTTTTGGCATTTAACTTTTCACTATAGTTTGATCCAATTTCTTCACTTATGTCTATGACGTTAGAATTTGCTTTTTTATGATCTTCAAATTGTTTTTGATTTCTTGTTCCTCTTCTTAAAATATATTTAACATCTTTTTTTTCAAAATTAAAACCGCCTTTATTGTTTTGTATAGCAGTTTCATTAAGAAAAATGCCTTTGCCACCACCAACAATTTCTTCTATTTGACCTTCACATAAAAGATCAACAATTTTAATAACACTTGTAGAATTTAATGACATAAAATTACTCTACGTTTTTAATCTCTCCAAGTAGATCATAGCCAACAGATTCAATCCTCATTTTTGTACCATCTTTTTGACCAGTACTCATTGCTGTTTTAAAAAGACCTGTATCAATGACTTGAACAAATACATCATAACTAGAAGCACCTTCTACAACTGCAGGTTCAAATTCAAAAATATATCTTATTTGCTGCGTGAATTTTTGTGTTCCTTGAACTGTTAACTGTTGATGTAATACAACTGATTCTGTATTTGGATCTTTAATTTTTATTGCAAAGGTTATGTAACCTTGAATAATGGTAGAAAAAGCATCGCCTACTCGATCCTGTAAACCACTAAAAGTAATCATTACATTAAAATTTTCGTTTGCTCTGTCTCCTGTTTTATTTATTGATAAATTATCTAAAACTTTTTGTTCTGGTGTTGCAAGTAAATTAACAAAACCAATCAAATCAGGAGAATTTTGACCAGCGTTTGTTTTATGTAATACAAAATCAAAGACATTGAGACTACCTGATGTATCGTAAGCTCGGATTCTGTTACCATTGGGGCCTTGATAACTTGTTATTCCTCTAGATAAATCTACTCTTGCTGCACGTAAACCATCATAATCTTTTATTTTTTTGCTATATAATATTTTTTGACCATTTACTCTAACTGTTCCATTACTCGGCTTTTCAAAACTTGTCATCAATGGATCACTTTCATTAACCACATCAATATCTGTGCTAATTAAATGACTGCCAATTAAAACTTTTCCATAGGCAACAGGAATAGTCGCACCTATTCCTACAGTATTAGACGCCCCTCTGTAAGCATAACTTTGTTGCCCATCAGCACCCCTTTCCATTGCTTGAGGGCCACCTAGAAAGCCACCACGCCCTACATCAAAAGAAGCGTCAAATGCTGGCGGTTGTGGGGCAAGCATTTCTGTTACTGAAGCAAGTAATAAAAATTTTCCAATATTTTGTAAAACAGTACTTACTGCAATCTTCCCTGCTTCTGTAAGGCCAAATGTACCAATAGAACCACCAATGCCACCTGTAAAAAATGTTAATCCTATACCAGCAATAATTCTTCCAACCGTACCACTACCTGATATGACGGGAGTAATTACTAAATCATTTTTTCCTAATGGTAAAAATAAATCTTCAATATTTAATTCGCAATTTGCTTGTGTAACTTGATAAAAAATACCTTGTTCATGTGAATTTGCCAGATGTTTAGCAAAGTCTGGATGATTTATACATAAAAGACGTATGGCATCTGCAGGCGTTTTAAGATCGTGATAAATATGGGTTTTACCCCATCTATCACCTAATTCATCAAGCAGCAAAATTTTATGCTGCATACCTAAAACACCCCACAGTTCTTTTTCTATAATAATGGTTATAAAATTCTGAACAACTTAATGACTCAAATTTTTGATGTAAGATCATATCATTTTCTAACAAGACAGCACCGTGCATTGGTTCTTTTGTCCATATTTTCATAATTAATACGTCATCAGCTTTTCTTTCATTTATATCTACCTGTTTAAAATTAAGTTTGTCTGCATCACTTAGAAATATACTTTTGCAAGTTTCAAAATTTTCTGGCCGTTCATAATCAGGTAAATTTATTCCAAGCAATTTATAATAATCTCTAACTATAGAATAGCAGTCAAAAATTCCATATTGCCATTGTCTGCCAACTAAGGACTTATAGTTAACCATTTATCTGTAGTATTTATATAAATATACCATTTAATTTTTGTTGCTTTACAAGCATTGATGTCGGGCTGACTTGCTGGTTCGCCTTTAGGATGTGAATGAACAATGTATTGAAGTTTTCCTTTGGATCTTGCTTTTAAAAAATCTTTTGGGTGTATTGCAAAATTATCTTCTGGTGTATCAGAAATATTAGTACAAGGATAATAAATATCATTTACAACAATCCCACAGGCTTCTTTTGGTGCCTCTTCTAATGCGTGTTGTCTTGCTGCTAATTTAAAACTATTCAAATCTGTATTCTTGCGTTGATAAATCCGCCAAATGGCAAGTCTCGTTCACCATTATCTCCCTTGCGAAATCTGACCTGACAGCTTGAATATTTATGACCACATCTATCTAACGCCCTTTTTTGTGCTTGTGTAAGTTGCTGACCATTTTCATCTACTGTTATTTCTTCGTCTCTAAGGTTATAACACCTACTTCCTTTGTAACCACATTCAGTTCCACGATATTCCCACGGACAATGTTCTGTTATAACTCTTCTTGGTATTCTAAATCCTTGCAGATTAATTTTTGGTGATAATTCAAATTCAACAAATTCTGGATTTTCTGCGCTAATTCGATCAATGTACCAAATATCATCTTTGGTTACTATGGCTTCTGAATCAGCAGTTGGATTAGATAAAGTTGGAAAATTTACATCATCAAGAAATTTTTTATGAGTCTGAATCCTTTGAACTTTACCCTGTAGGGGATTATAAAGCTGAATAAAAGCTGACAAGGCATTATTAACATTTGAAACTTTCAATTTAGGTCTTGGCAAAGTACCCTGTGTTTTTTTATCAAAGCCAGTAACTTGTACAGGCAAAGCAGAATATGTTTTACCTCCAAACACAATATTTGATCTTATTTGATTGGTTCCTGCATGATACCTTACTGTTTGATCTATTCCATTTACTGCAGCAGTATAAGTAAGTTCAAATAATTCAATAAGGGCGGATGGTGCTAGTTTTTGTATTTCATCACTTATTTTTGCTGAGGCTGGTGCAATTTGTGAACTACTACTTTCTAAAATTGGATCTAGTGTCATAATTCGGGTACCTCTTCAAAAACTGCTGAAATAGATGCTCTGTTTAAATAAGGAATTGTTTTCTGCCAATTTCGACAAATAAATGTTTTAGCAGATTCGCCAGCGGGTGTGTAAGTAAAAATTTCAACACCAGCACGGGCATCCAAAAAATCTTCTATTGTATCTGCGTCTGTTTCTGAAATATTCCTCCAATTAAATTGATAAACTTTTAAATTTTGGTTAATACCAAAAGTTGACCTTTGAGAATAACCAGAACCAAATTCAGCAATTCTTATTCTGGGTTGCGACCCTTTTTTAGCACCATAAGTTGGATCAGGTGCGCTTGGATTCGTACTAGGCGTAGGAAAAATTTCTGCCATTAGCTTAATAAACCTCCAGACATTTGTTGATTAATTATCTCAGTTTGTACTGCTGCTGCAATAAGTTCTCCCAACTGATTAGCAGATGCGTCATCACCTTCAACATTTGTATTAGATGCGTCTACTGAAATATTGATGTTATTAACCACTCCTCCTCCACCTATTTTATTATTTGGAATAATAGTACCAGCAGAAGAAGGAACAAAAATCTCAGGGCCTTTTTCACCTACTATTGACGGTTTACCTACTGGGGGCATACCTCCCGCAGCAAAAGTTGGAAGATTTTTAAATATACCTTCTTTACCACCAAATATATTAAATAATAAAGTGTTAATTCCAAGCTGAACAAGTTGTCTTTGAATATTTCTTAAAACTCCTACAGCGGCTTCACCTAATGTTTTGGCTCCCATAACAGCATCAGTCAAAGCATCAGAAACGCCTGTAGCGATACTTTCTCCAATTTGTTCAAATATTTCTGCCTGTCTTTTTGCTGCTTCATTTATTTTTTCAACTTTTGTTAATTGTTTATCTAAACTGTCGTTTGCTTTGGCTAAATTAATAAGTCTTGCTTCCTCAGTAGGTTTAAGATTTTGTTCTTTTATTTTTGCAATTTGTTGTTCAAGATCGAATTCATCCTTTTTTTCTTCTCCAATTATTTTTTCTCTTTGTAACTTTGTATTTAATTCTTCATTTTGTTTTTGAAGGTTTGCAAGTTGATTTTGAAATTCTTTTGTTAAATCTCTTGCTTGTGCGGCGGGAATACCTTCTTCTAATTTTTTAATTTCATCTTGCAATTCAATAATTTGTTTTTTAAATGCTGTAATTCCTTTAACACCGCCAATATTTTGCAAACCGATAAGAACTCCAAATATATCTAAAGCCTTATTAGCTTCATCAAGTTTTTCTTTTAATTCTTCAAGCTCTTTGCTTTTTTGAGCAATTCGGCTTTTAATCATAGCTGTTGTACCTTCTTCTAATAATTTGTTAAATTCTTTTTGTGCATTATTAGCTTCAAGTATTTTTGCAATAAAATTAGTAAGACCGATAATAACTAAACCTAATCCTGTTTTTGCTAAAGCAACTTTAAAAGCGGTTGCGGCGGCTGTAGCTGAAGCAAATCCTACTGAGGTTGCCGCTAATGTTGCTTTCATGCCAACTAAGGTGCCTGTTGCAATTTGCGCCGAAACTTTAACCGCAAGAAAATTAGAAGCTAATAAAGGCATAGCAAAACTTAATCCCTTCACAGCCGCAGCAATACCAACAAAGGCAAAAGTAACTTGTCCCGCTTCGCTATCAACAAAACTGACAACCCTTTCAATTAATGCAGTCAAACTTTTTGTAACTTGTAACACGACAGGCAATAATTTACTTCCTAGTGTTAATTGAAGCTCAAGAACTGCATTGCTAAATGCTTTGAATACTTCCGCAGGTGAAGCGTCCATAATTGCACCAATTTTGTCTGCGCCTTCTTCTGCTGATTTTGCTAAGGCTCGCAAAATAATGTCAGATTTTAATAAACCTTTTGATGCAAAATCTTTTAATTTACCTGAAGCAATGCCAGTTTCGTCTGAAATGGCTTTGAGTAATTGAGGAACCTGTTCTGCAATACTTCTAAATTCATCGCCTTGCAAGCGCCCAGAACCTAAACCTTGCGCAAGTTGTGTAAACGCCGCACTTGCTTCTGTTGCGCTTAATCCAGCTAATTTTGCAATAGTGTTAAAACCGATAAATGTTGTCTCAATATCTTTTAAAGAAATTCCAAGCGGTCTTAATCTTGCAAAAATATCTGTTACGCCTTTTGTTGCTTCAATTATTGATAAATTAAATTTGTCTTGCGCTTTTCTTACTAATTCTTGTGCCTGCGCAAACTCTCCAAACTCGGACGTCAAGACTTGCATCCTAAGTTGCAAAGCTTGAAAATTCGATGCTGTGGCAGTTGCTTGTCTTGCAACAGCAGTAAAAGCAATTCCCGCAAATGCGGCTTTAAGTTTACCTAATTGATTCTGTAAGCCTACTGATTGAGCCTGTACGCCCTTCAATGCTCTTTGCGCTTGTGTAGCATCAACTGTAAGTTTTACATTCGCCTGTGCCACAAATCAAAAAAAGCCTTTATTATATATTACCTTCTATTTGCTCTTTGGCGATTTAATTCTTTTTTTTCTCTTTCATTTTTAACTTCATAATAAGCAGCCCAAAATATCAGTTCTTCTTCTGTAATCAAAGAACGTAATTCCTGTAAAGTTTTTCCTAATTCTGTTGCGAGAAAAAATTCAAAATT